TGGTCATTGTCCTTATGAGGAAATTTATTGGTCATCACGATATATTGAGGGAGCTATATTGGTATATTGTAAGAAAGTTGGATTGATAGCACCTGACAAAAGAAGAGATGGAAGAAAACTAATGGGACAAGATATGTTTGAGGGAGCATATGTCCAAGACCCGCAACGGGGAAAACACGATTGGGTTTATGATTTAGATGTTACTTCAATGTATCCTTCGGTTATGAGAACACTAAACATTTCTCCAGAAACAAAGATTGGTAAATTAGAGAATTGGAACGCTGAAGATTTTATTAAAGGTGGTAAAAAAACTTATACACTAATGAGAGATGAGAAAGTTAGAGGAAAGTTTGACGAAAACGAATTAAAAGATTTTATTGATGATAACCCAGTTTCCATAGCATCAAATGGTGTAATTTACAGAACAGATAAAAAAGGGTTAATTCCAGCCATCTTAACTAAATGGTTTGAACAAAGAGTTGAGTATAGAAAGTTAGCGAAGAAGTTTTCTGATGAAGGTGATGATGATAAATATAATTACTTTAATAGAAGACAATATCTACAAAAGGTTCTACTAAATTCTATTTATGGTGTATTAGGATTATCAGTATTTAGATTTTATGATACGGATAACGCAACAGCCGTTACAACAACAGGACAATCTTTAATTAAATTCACAAAGAAAATAGCAAATAACTTCTATAATAAAGAATTGGGTGATGATAAAGATTATTGTATTTATATTGATACAGATTCAGTTTTCTATTCTGCTATTCCTTTAATTGAAAAGAGATTTCCAAATGAAGAATTAAGTGAAGTTATGATGACACAAAGAATTTTAGAAATTGCTTCAGAAGTTCAAAAGTATATTAATCTTGGTTATGATTATTTCGCACAAAGATTTTGTAATATACAAGGTGAACATCAGTTTGAAATTAAACAAGAGTTGATTGCTAAATCAGGACTATTCATTACTAAAAAACGATATGGTATGAAAATTATTAATGATAATGGTGTTAAAGTCAATAAGACAATGGTAAAGGGTTTAGATACTATTCGTTCTAACTTTCCAAACGCTATGAGAAGTTTGATGAAAGAAGTTTTAGAGGATATTTTATTGAGTGTTCCAAAGGATAAAATTGATGAAAGAATATTGACATTTAAAAGAGATTTATTAACAAAACATTATGATGAAATTGCAATGCCTACTGGTGTAAAGAAATTAACAAAGTTTATTGAAACAAGTAAAAGAAATTCATTTACAACGAGTGATAAGAAAGCAGTTATTACACCATATAAAAAAGGAACACCTGTGCATGTAAAATCATCAATCAATCACAATGATTTATTAAGATATTTTAATCACCACAAAAAATATCAGTATATTGCAGACGGAGATAAGATTAAATGGATTTATTTGAAGAATAATCCTATTGGTATGGAAACTATTGCGTTTAAAGGACACGAAGATTCACCAAAAGTTATTAAGTTTATAAAAGATTATGCAGATTATGAGAAAATGTATGAGAAAGCATTAGAGAAAAAAATAGCAATGTTTTATGAAAGTTTAATGTGGAGTTTACCAATGGATAAAAGTTCCACAATTGAAAAGTTTTTTTGATTTTGAGAATGTAAAATGATATTTATTAATAAATAAAAGGTTATATAATAAGGAGTTATAACAATGGATAAAAGTAAGTTAGTTAAGTTCATAAACAAATATTACCTGAGTGGTAATGTAAATTCAGTAGCAGTTAGTTCTGATGGAAATGGTTTGTCAACACGATTTGTTTCGGGTGATAAATCTCTATTAGGTGAAGTTAAATTAAATAACTATGGAATAACAGAAGCTGAGTTTGGTGTTTATACAACTGATGTTCTATTGAAAATGTTATCAGTATTAGATAGTGATATTTCAGTAGAATTAGTAACAGCAGATGAGAAAGCTATCTCATTAAATGCTAAAGATGGTGGAGCGAGTGTAAGGTATATGTTATCAGACCTTTCAGTCATTAATCAACCACCACAATTAAAACAAATACCTGACTTTGAATTACAATTGAAAGTAGATAAAACTTTCATTAATAAGTTTATTTCAGGTAAAGGAGCACTACCAGATACAGAATCATTTACAGTGATTTCTGGTGATAAAACAGAAGTAGTAATAGGTTATTCATCTATTGCAACTAATCGTGTAGCAGTTCCTGTTGAAAATCAAACTGATAATACAATAGATAATATATCTTTCAATGCAAATTTATTCAAAGATGTATTAGAAGCAAACAAGGAATGTGAATCTGCAACATTAGAAGTTAGTTCTGAAGGTTTAGCAAGAATTAAGTTTAATGTTAATGATTATGAATCAACATATTATCTTGTTGCAGTTCAAAATGTAAATTAATATGAAACAACCAGAGGGATTAAGAATACTTCACTTCCAATCCCCAGTTAGATTTGATAGTAGTGGCGTATTTCAGCACGAGTTCGATTCTAATTACAAGGTATTGGAAAAGACGGTAAAATTTTTACCAAAATGTCATCATTATATTGTTGTTCCAGAAAAACACAATATACCTGATGATAGGGAAAATGTTACGCTTATTCCTTTCAATTATCCAAGAGATGTTTTATCAAATCGTTCTCACTTTGACGGAGCGTCATTTAGGAATTTATTTGATTTTCGTTTTATGGATTTTGATTTTGTATTTTGTCATCAACCAGAAAAACTATACAATATATTAGTATCGTTTAATGATAAAAGGTATGGACAGAATATGAATCGTTTTATATTTTTTCATTGGGTAGATTGTTCACAAAGTCGTTCATCATCAGCAATACCACCTTCTTATTTAAGACAATTAGAAGCGATACAACAATCTGATAAAGCATTTTTTCACACAGATATTTCTTCTGATTGGTTAAAAAAGAATTATGCTACAGAACAATCTACAAAATTAAATTCAGATTATGTAAAAGATAAAACATTAACTTTTCCATTATCAAATGATTCTTTCCCGGAAGCAGTTCCATTAAAAAGAGATATTTCAAATACAATAGTATTTAATCACAGATGGGCTAAATCAACGGGTGTAAATCGTTTTGAAGAATATATGGAAGGGTTAGATTATAATGTTTGGTGCACTGATTCTAAAGCTCCAAAAGAGTATACAGCTCAAGGATTAAGTAGACCAAAATATAGATACTTGCTTGAAAATTCTCTTTGTAGTGTTTGTTTTGTTGATAGTTATGCTACTTGGAATTTATCAATACAAGACGGATTATCATTGAAAAAACCTGTTTTGATTTATGACCATCCAACTATGAGAAAAGTTGTTGGTGATGATTATCCATTGTTTTTCAAAACAAAAGAGGATTTTCAACACAAGTTAAAAAATCTACCAACTGAATTTGAATGGGAATTACCAAATTATGATAAAGTATTTGAAGAAAATCTTTTAACAGAGATTAATAGTATACTTTCAAAAGAAAGAAAACATATTCCAAAAGATGCACATAATTGGTTATATTGTATTGAAAATGGTATTAATTTTAAAAACGATATTATTGAACAAGTCCAACCAAATATTAAATTAAATTCGGTATGGCAATATATTCGTAGATATTTATTAGAAATAGGAGTAAAAGACAATTACAAAAGTCCTTATGTAAGTTATTCTATTCCAGATAACTTAAAAAAAGACTTGACTTTGTTAACAAAAAGTGTTAACTTACAACTCAAACCAAAACAAAAATCAGAAAAGGTTGTAGTTAAGAAACACGATTGGTTTTAGGAGAATTATATGCAGAACAATAGAAAACATACATTATGGGTAGAACAATACAGACCAGTTAGTTTAGAAAACTATATTGGTAATGAACATTTAAAAACAAAAGTCAGTAAGTATATTAATACTGGTGATATTCCACATTTATTATTACACGGAAAAGCTGGAACAGGTAAAACTACATTAGCGAAATTATTGGTTAGTAATATTGATTGTGACCAAATGTATATTAATGCGTCTGATGAAAATAATGTAGAAACTGTGAGAAATAAAATCAAAGTATTCGCTTCATCAGTAGGTTTTAAAGATTTAAAAGTAATTATTTTAGATGAGTGTGATTTCTTAACACCAAACGCACAAGCTGCACTTCGTAATCTTATGGAAACATTTTCAAAACATTGTCGTTTTATTTTGACTTGTAATTTTGTAGAGAGAATTATTGACCCTATACAAAGTCGTTGTCAATCTTATCAAATTATTCCACCTTCAAAGAAAGAAGTAGCAATACATACATCAAATATTTTGAATACAGAGGGTGTAACATATGATAATAATGATATTGTTACAATGGTAAATTCAAGTTATCCTGATATCAGAAGAATTATTAATGCTGTTCAAAGAAATGTTGTAGATAATAATCTTATAGTAGATACAGAAAGTTTAGTTCAGAACGATTATAAATTACAAGTGTTAGAAATATTACAAACACAAGATAAGAAATTAGCGTTTAAGAATTTAAGACAATTATTAGCAGATTCACAAATCAGAGATTATGCAGATTTGTTTAGATTATTATATGATGAAATAGATTCATATGGTAAAGGACATATCGCAGAAGTTATATTAACCATAGCTAAATATGAGTTATCTGATGCTCAAGTAGTTGATAAAGAAATCAACGCTATGGCTATGTTAATTGAAATTTTAAATATTATTAAATAGGAGAAGAAATGTTAACCGACAAAAAACAACAAGCAAATGTTCAGTTAGATTTAAGTCAAGCGGAAACAATTCTTTGTGAAAAATGTGGAAATGGATTATTTATACAATCATTTTTCTTAAAGAAATTATCAGCGTTAGTTTCACCAACTGGACAAGAAGCTGTAATACCACTTCAAGTTTATAGTTGTGGTAATTGTGGTCATATTAATTCAAAATTAAACCCGACAGCAAGTGAAGAAACAAAAACAGACAATTAGAAGACGAAGTTTATTTGACCATATCAATGAGATAACAGCAGTCCAACACAAAACATATTGGAGTAAGTTATCAGAAGAGGATAAAAAAACTTGGTCAAACTTTATGGTAAATAGATTTTTATCAATGAATCCAAATTGGTTAGAATTAACTAATGAAGTTCAGAGATATGATTTACCACCAGAAATATTATACAAATTATACACAGACATTTTACCAAAGAAAAAAGTTTGGTTAAGATATGTTAAAGGGAGAAAGAAAATGGTAGAATACCCCAGATGGGCTTTAGAAATAGTTTCTAATCATTACCAAGTTAATTTCAGAGAAGCAAAAGAATACATTGAAATGTTTCTTTTAACTGAAGGTGGTATGTATGAATTAGCAGAATTATTTAAGAAGTATGGAACAGAACCAAAAGAAATTAAAAAACTCGGTTTACCGATTCAATAGGAGAGAGAATGAAAACTATCAAAGAAAGTCCACGATTAAAAACTATGGATTCAGAAACAGATAAAGATGTTATTTCATATATGGAAAAAACTTATCCTGAAATGACTTCGGAATTCAAACAAATACAACGAGAACAATATGAACTATTTTGTAGAAAGCAATACGATTACGGCCCACAAAACATTGCTGTAGGAACAATTCTAAAAACACCAGAGGATATTAAGTTATCGTTATTAGGGTTATGGTTCAGAATGAACGACAAGATAGAAAGAATGAAAACATTATTATTGAGAAACGGAGAGAATTCAGTTGAGGGAGAACCCGTAATTGATAGTTTTTCAGATGTATCAAATTATGGAGTTATGGCACAAGTTGTGTCGAGAGGTAAATGGGCTAAATAATGGCACGAATTAGTTATAGTCAGTTTTCACAATGGGTTAAATGTCCGCATAAATGGAAGTTAGAATACATTGACGGATACGGACAATTTACAGATAACATTTATACAATGTTTGGTTCTGCTATACACGAATGTATACAAGCGTATTTAAAAGTGATGTATGCAGATAGTATAAAGAAAGCAAATGAATTACCTTTAGATGAAATGTTAATGTTAGAGATGAAGAAAAACTATCTTGAAGCCAAAGATAAGTTTGAAGGAGAACAATTAACTAATTCAGAAGAGATGAAAGAGTTTTATTTTCAAGGGTTACAAATACTTGATGACTTCAAAAAGAAAAGAGCTCAATATTTCAGTAAAAAAGGATATGAATTAGTTGGTATTGAAAAACCACTAAACTATAAATTACCAAACAACATAAATTTTGTTGGGTTTATGGATGTTGTTATCAAAGATAATATCAGAGATAGAATTAAAATTATTGATATTAAAACTTCTACAATGGGTTGGAACAAATGGGCTAAAGCTGATAAAAACAAAACCAATCAGTTATTATTATATAAACAATTTTATTCTAAACAATATAACTTTCCAATTGACAAAATAGATGTTGAGTTCTTTATTGTAAAAAGAAAACTATATGAGAATATGGACTTTCCACAAAGAAGAATTCAAACATTTGTTCCTGCCAATGGAACACCAAGTTTAAATAAAGTAAATCTTTCATTAAAAGAATTTATTGACGAGTGTTTTGATGAAGAAGGAAAACATAACGAACAACACATTTATAAAAAGATAGTCTCAACAAAAAATTGTAAGTATTGTGATTTTAGAGATAAACCAGAATTGTGTGATAGGAAACCAAACTAATGGTGCATGGATACGACTTAAGAATAAATCTTTCTTATTTTATTGGAAAACCATATGAAAAAGAAATTATGGATAGAATCAATGAAATATCACAAAGATATTCAGGATTTAATGTTAGATTGTTTTATACAGAAGAAGATAATTTAACTTCTAAATTAAAAGATTTTGCAAAAAAATATCACGAAAAAGTTGGTTTTAGTATAAGAATATCTGCTACTGAATATCAACAAGTTAATGATGTAGCGTGGTATCAAATATTAACAAAATCTGATTATGATAAGTTTAAAAAGGACTTACCATATTCAGGTCGTTGGTTTTGGAGACTTGGTAAAGTTGATAAAGAAAGTTTATTAAAAGGAATTAATCATTTTGAGAGTATATTGACTTATATTTATGAACCAAAAATAATGAAAAAACAAAAAAGAAATGATGACATATAAAGTTGCTATACTTGGACAAGATACTTATGAAAATGTAAATAGAGTTAAACAACACATTTATAATTGGAAAGAAAACTTTCACGATAATTTAGAAATAGTAAGTGGTGGTGGTAAATATGGTGTTGAAAAGAATGTAAAGAATATATGTTTAGAATTTGGAATAAAATATACAGAGTTTCCACCATTTCATTATAAATGGAATCAGTATTGTCAACAACCAAGATTTAAATATGGTAAGAAATATAATGTTAAACACTTTTTTGTTCAAAATAAATTGATTGTGGAGTATGTAGATTTGGTAATATTCTTTACAGAAGATGAAGAAATAACAAAAATAAAAGATTTAAAAAGATTGGTTGAAAAGCAAAAAAAATCGTTAATAATAAAAAGTTGATGATATTTATATATAGTATGGATATCACAAAATTAACGAGTGTTAAAATTTTAGAAGAACTTTATGAAAAGTTCAAAGAAGAAGGTTCAGAAATGACACTTCAAAAATTAGTAAATAGAAGCATGGACTTATATTTAAAAGATAAAAAATACAAGAAATTAATTACTGAACACGAAGAATTAGTTGAGAGTGGAAGTAGTTTATAGGAGTAAAAATGGTTTATAATAAATTGTTACAAGCGAGTATCGATAAATACAAAGCAGAGATATCAGAAGCGTTAGCAACACTTGAAGTATATTTTACTAATCCAGTCGCTATTGGGGAACACCCAGATTTATTGACTGAAATAGATAAATACATTGAAAAGTTAGAAACCGCTACAGGTAAGTTAGAAACACTTAACAAATATTTTGATGAACACGGCCAAGTAGATACTGATAAAAAGTTGTTAAAAGGATAGATAATGAAGAAAAAGAAAATCTTGTTATTTTCTGATGATATGAGAATGTCATCAGGTGTTGGGACAATGTCCCGTGAAATGATATTAGGAACAGCTCATCATTTTGATTGGGTTCAAGTTGGTGGTGCTATTAAACACCCTGAACAAGGTCAGATGTTTGATTTAAGTGAAGATATCAATAAAGAACGAGGAATTGATAACGCAAATGTTAAAGTATTCCCAGTTAATGGTTATGGTAATCCTGATTTATTAAGACAAATGGTAGCTATGGAACAACCAGACGCTATTATGATTTACACAGACCCAAGATTCTGGATTTGGTTATTTCATATGGAGCACGAAATCAGACAAAATATTCCTATCTTTTATTATAATATTTGGGATGATTGGCCAGCACCACAATATAATGAATCTTATTATGAAAGTGTTGACTTAATGATGAATATTTCAAAACAAACTTGTGCTATTGTTGATGAAGTAGCTAAAAGAAAACCAAGAACAGATTGGGATTCAACTTGTGTTCCACACGGAATTAACACCAAATATTTCTATCCAATTCCACCATTACACGAAGAATATGACGAAATGATAGAAATGAAAAAACGAATATTTAATATTCAAAATCCAGAAGATATCGAGTTCGTTCTATTTTATAACAATAGAAATATCAGAAGAAAAATGACTTCTGATGCTTTATTAGCGTTCCAAGAGTTTAGAAATAGACTACCAAAAGAAAAACAAGATAAAGTAGCGTTTTTATTACATACACAACCCGTAGATGAAAATGGAACAGACTTACCAAGATTAGTCAGACATTTAATGCCGGAGTGTAATATTACATTCAGTCAAGATAAATTAGACTCAAAACAATTAAATTGGTTATATAATATTGCTGATGTAACTATTAATATTGCATCTAATGAGGGTTTTGGGTTAGGAACAGCAGAGTCGTTAGTAGCAGGAACACCAATCATTGTAAATGTAACAGGTGGTTTACAAGACCATTGTGGATTTGCAATAGATGGGAAGTATTTAACATCAGAAGACTACATCAATGGAATTAAATCTCTTCACGATTGGAGAATGTGGGAAAACAACGAAGACTTAACTCACGGTGAGTGGGTAAAACCAGTATGGCCAAGAAGTCGTGCATTACAAGGTTCAATACCAACACCTTATATTTTTGATGATAGAGCAGATTGGATTGATGTAGCAGATAATATTGAAGAATGGTTCAATACACCAGCAGAAGAAAGAGAAAGAGTTGGTGAGTTGGGTAGACAATATGCACATTTAGAAGAAGTTTCATTTACAGCGGAACATATGTGTGATAGATTTATGAAAGATATGGATAAAGCATTTAAGATGTGGAAACCAAGAAAAAGATATAGTATAACTAAAGCAGGAGGATAATATGTCGTTTAATTACATTAATAGTTGGAAAAGTCGTAAGAAACCACAATGGAATGTTGAAGTTCGTTTAGGTAGATTGACTTTATTACAACTTAATCATAACAAAAACAAATTCAGATTTATGTTATTAAATTATGGATTTGAGTGTGATTGTTAGGAGAAATAATGAATAAACCATTATTACTATTTACAGCACCAGTTGGAACACGAAGTGGTTATGGTGCACACTCAAGGGATATTGTGAGGTCGTTAATCGCAATGGATAGGTTTGATATTAAAATATTCCCTGTTCGTTGGGGTTCGACACCACAAAATGCTCTCAATGATAAAGACCCGAATGATAAAGGAATTATTGAAAGGTTATTACAAAATCCAAATATGGAAAGACAACCTGATATTCATATTCATTGCGTAGTTCCAAACGAATTTATGACTCTTGGTAAATACAATATCGGTATTACTGCTGGTATTGAAACAACAGCGTGTCCACAAGATTGGATAGAGGGATTAAATAGGATGGACTTAAATATAGTTCCTTCTAATTTCTCAAGAGATGTTTTAGAAAAATGTATTTACGATAGAATAGATAACAACACTAAACAAGTATTGGGTAGTATTAAATGTGAAAAACCTATTGAAGTTTTGTTTGAAGGAGCAGATACAAAGATATACAAAAAACCAAAACAGATTAGTAAAGAATTAAAAAAAGAATTTCAAGAAATTGATGAATCATTTTTATTCTTATATGTTGGACATTGGTTAAATGGTAGTATTGGTAATGATAGAAAAGATACTGGTATGTTGGTTAAGTTATTTTTAGAAACATTTAAGAACCAAAAGAAAAAACCAGCATTAGTAATGAAAACAAATTCAGCAGACTTTTCAGTATTAGACAGAGAAGAACAGATGAAAAAAATTCGTGATATTAGAAATAGTATAAAAGGAGATGATTTACCAAATATTTATTTATTACACGGTGATTTAACTGATGAAGAAATGAATGAATTGTATAATCATCCAAGAGTTAAAGCTCATATTTCACTAACTCACGGAGAAGGGTTTGGAAGACCACTATTAGAAGCAAGTTTAAGTGAAAAACCTGTTATCGCTTCTAATTGGAGTGGACACAAAGACTTTTTACCTGATGATAAAGCTTTAATGCTACCAGGTAATTTGACAAAAACACCACCAGAAGCTTTTCCTGAAAATATTTATGTAGAGGGTTCACAATGGTTTTCAGTAAATTATCCAGTAGCATCTAATGTAGTTAAAGATGTTTATAATAATTACAAGAAATATCAACCATTAGCAAAAAAACTATCGTTTGAAAATAAAAACAAATTTAGTTTGAATGCAATGACAAAAGAATTTGAAAAAATACTTGATAAGTATTTACCAGAATTTGAACAACAAGTAGATTTAAAATTACCAAAGTTGAAATCAGCAACACCAAAGTCAACAAGTAATATTAAACTACCAAAATTAAAGAAGAAGTAGTATGAGTGAAATATTAAAAGAAATAAAAAAGTTAAGAAAAGAAGTTAAAGAAGTTAAGAATATATTAACAGATGAAACATCAAGAAAATATGTTCAAGCACTAATTGATAGTGTATCTGCGGGTTCTGATATGTCAAATACAAATGAAGTATTATCAAAAGAATATTTAGATTATTGGACTTGCGACCATTGTGGTAAACATACTCACGAAGTTGATTATGATTATTTAGGTAATGGAACAAATCATTTAGGGTGTGAGTTAAAAGATGAAATAGCCGCTATGGAAGCGGGAGTAGATGTTAAAGCGTCAAAGGAGAGTAAGTAATGGAAAGAGTAATAGATTGTCCTTGTTGTAAAGATACTGATAGTTGTTTTGAAGAAGTTCAAGAGACTTTTAGTTCTTTTATATGTTTTAAATGTGGTTTTATGAGTGATAGTCGTTTTGAAAAAGATAGTTTACAAACAATAGAAAACGAAAAATCAACACCACAATTAGTAACAGATTTAAAATTTCACGATAAGGAAAGAAATATTTTATGGTATCCTTCAGTTGTTAATATGGGTAAATTGGGTATAATATTTCCAGAAGGCAACCCGAAG